TATTTGTTGAGCCTTGGTTTCCTAAAGCAACTGCATTTAGGCTATACTGACCAATTGAGTTAAGATTATCGAATTTTACACAAAAACCAATCGGCGGAGTGCTTGCGGCTGATACGACTTGTTCGTGCCTGTAACGTGGGCCTTGCAATGTAACATGGAATCCCGTGGCGTTAGAGTCAGCAATAGGTGGGCCACCGTTGGGGTCAGTGAAATTCCCACTAATAAAAAACGTTTGAAAATCCGCTCCGTCTCCCGTGGCTAAGCTAGTCCATTTTGGTGGGTCTAGGGTGGTGTATGTAACATCTCCGATAGTTTGAGCCACCCTATAAGCAAAAGTATTGGCTTTGTTTTCTATTGATATATTATCTTCAATCAACGCCCACTTACCAGTGTCATATTTGGTAGCAGATAACAGAAATTGATTCGGATTGGTTTCAGCTAAAGATAAAACCTTGTAGATAAATGGATCTTTTTCTTTGATTTCGAATTTAGCGGTGCTTCCCAGCTTTAAAAATGGAAGCATTTGTGCTTGCTCTGGGGCAAATCCTGAAACTAAGCAGCCGTAATCCTTTAAGGTAATTTCCCCAGTAACACTTAACACTGTCGTCTGCGATGGCGTTGTCAGCATTACTTCAGAGGGAAGTAATCCTTTGGTTATGCTAGATAGAATGTTGTTTCCAGAGAACATTCCCGATACGCTTGCCCAATACGATTCACCCCTTCTATCTGCTTCGCTTGTGTCATAGTTATTCATGAAGCCAGTCCCCAAATCGTAAAGGGTGCTTCCTGTTCCACTAGCTATAAAGAAATTTTCGGTATCATTAGCAGAATTTACATCTCCAGTTCCTGTTGCGAAAACCCAGCCTGTAAATCCAGTGGAGAAGTAAAGGATATTCATGTTCACACCAATCCCAGTTCCAGTATACAGGGCATATTCTTCAAACGCTCCTGAAGCTTGAGGTGGAGTCGGAACATACTGACCCGTGGCGTAAGAATACCCAGGAATATATCCAGAGAAGTTGTATTCCCCCGAAAACCAAGGCTGAGAGGCGGATGGTAAAACATCACCCGTAATAGTAAAACCTATCGATCTTTGGCGATTGCTTCTTGCCACATCTTCCGCTTCAGATATTGTGTCTCTACCTGTTGGGGTATAGACCGTTAAACGTCCCGTCATGTCCGAGGCGTTAAACTTATTACTTAGCCTTATTGTTTCATCCGCCACATTAACCTCTAAAATCTTTCCAAAGTTTTCCTTTAGTGTTTTTAGCTCATCTTCAACAATAATTAGGTCTCCAGGTTGACATAGGAGACTCTCTAGACCCGCCTCAAAAGCAACAGTTTGATTTTCTTTCGTTGTGCTGAAAATTTGATGTTCTGCGGCTCTTCTCGCCATTGCTCTAGAGGTGATGCCAATCGCCTCCATCCTTTTCTTGAAGTAACCACGCTGCCTAATGTCTTCCTCATCCTCAACGACTTCAACCTTTGGTATGTAACTGTCGAACCTATCTGTGTATGTAACTTCAATACAGTTAAAGGTTTGATCGCGTCTATTGTTTGAATAGTGAAACATTCCATCCAAGACGCTTTCGTTCGTGAATAAATTTACGGTTTCTCTTGGGCGGTCATCAACAAAATTAATTTCCCCATTATTAAAGAAAACTGCACCCCTAAACAGTCCAACTATGGTGTTTATGGCGTCATATATTTTCATGCCCGCATCAAAAACTATGTTGCAGGAAAAACGAGGCTCTCTTCCGCCGTGACCATCTGGCACACCGAGGAAATAACCATTATCATCAACAGCATCACAAAAACGACCTATTTCATATAGTTGCCATTTGTTTATTGTGGTTTCATCTATGTGTTGCCCCAAACCGTATCGAGTGCTGGTAAGTAGATCATACAGAATCCAAGCGGGATTATCTGTCCACTGTAACTCTTCATCGAATGATCCATCCCAATCGCCATGATAAATTAATTTGTTTTCTTTTAGTGCGTCATCGAAAGCCCCTTGGGTCAAAAAATATCTTTTGTCTTGCCCATTGGGCGCCATTGGCTTGTAGTTATTTGGGACTTTTACTTTCTTAAGCTTACAATCGAAACTGCGAACAGGTATATTACCGAATGAGCGGGAATCTAGTTTAGTCCCTACAAGAGTAGAAAATGGGTAAGTTAAATTAACAGGTATAATTTCTGTAACTTTGTTAAGATCAACTGATTTCGAAATTAAAACAGAATTAGTTTCTGTTGATAATCTTGCAACTTCCACATACCTTTGTATAGATATGTGTTCGTCGGGTTTTATAACTATACTTTTATTTAAATCAGAATCTCTGTGCGCCCTTAAATTTTCCTGACTTAAGGCGGGCAGTGGTATTGGGGTCACCAAACTTTCCGCATCCCCAAGTGGTTCTACATAGGTGTAGGTATCAGGTATTCCATCGGGATTGCCTATATCAATTAGCGTCTGAGATTCAATTAACGCCATAATTCGATAATTTCGCGTCTTGCTCGGCGTTTTAGTGCCGTTCTCATCAATCAATCCAGTTGTTACACTAACGTTCAATATGGATGGAAATGTTGCTCCTGGGTTTAGTGTGCCATCACCAAGAGCGCCCCTTACTCCACGCAACTGGGTTTGCAGTGTGTCTCTAAGCTGCCCGACATTTAAAGTAACAAAAACAGATTCAACATTTGGGTTCAGGACAACGTGCGTTTGTGTAATTGCTGCCTCTTCAAAATTTGGCAGTGAATCCTTCGCCCAATTGGCGTAATCATACCTATGCCTTCCTCTACCCCTTGTGTCCTCACTACCCTCATTAACTGGAAGTCCGTTCGCCGTCCCTAGCCTTGAGCGTGGCGAAGTTAGCATGTTTCGGTTTGTCGCAACACTTTGAGCAGGTCTACCTGGTTTAAATGGCCCGTATAAAGGCTTGTCATAAATATGATCAATAAACACATGGTTAAAATACTTTAGAGGCATCTGATCCTCATTACCTTCACGGAATTCCGCTAAAACATTTGAGTAATTAAATTTTAAAGTATTAATACCGTTAGCTGTTGGCAAATTCCTGCTGTAATGAAGTGAGGAGGTAGTTGCGAGTGCGTTGGTTATTCTATCCGAAACTCCATAGGCTCGCCCCCAGTTTGCGTTTTCCTTGCCGAAGTTCCCACCCTTCATTGAGCCTTCCGTCCATTGAAAGGATATAACTATAAATCCTTCAACTTGCCCCGTAAGTGTCCCATCAGTGTTTATTTCTGGACAAATATAATCATAAACATAGACATCATCCATGCCTGCGAATACGTTTTTACCTTTGGAATTCAACAGCTTGAAGCTGTAATTCATTAGCTTGCCGCCATTTAACAGGTTCATTCCAGCGATACCTGGCTGTGTTTTATCTGGCCTCAGAACAACATGGCAGTTGCGGGTGGAGCTTGCGTTTAAAATTTCTAGTAATCGGCCTCCTATGGGCTTTTCAGGATACCCAGCACCCAATCTCCCCAAAACCCTTTTAGCTAATGCTCTCTGATGTTCGTTGTCTGTTTGAGAGTAAAAGTTTTTATAAATTAAATTTAGATTGGCTTCTAACCCGCATTTTGGATAACCCTGCTGGCTTGAAGGCGTTAATGCGGACGGACTATACTTAAGGTGCTGTCTAGCAGTGGTTGCGCCACGGGTTCCCCAAAGGTGAACGTTCCGCATATCATTACCGAAAGTAAACATGAATTTAGAATCCTGTACGGTAGCGTTGTCTGTGTAAAGACAGACGGTTTGGTAACCATCGTAGTTTGCACCAAAATTACCACCCCCTCTAAGCACTGGCCAACTACCAGGTCCAGTATGGGTAAAAAGTCTGTAAGTGCCTAGACCAAATTGATGTGTGTTACGAATTCGTATTGGGCGAGGCCCTCCCCAGATGACTCCCATCGTAACCAAAGACTGCGGCGCAGTTGGGTTATGACCGTTGGCGCCCCCTAAATCTCCAACACCTTTCAGTTGCCCAAAGAATCCTGAAATTAGTTTGTTATCGTCAAATTGCAGAGCGCCCGTTGGATCAGTAACTGATCCCAAGTCAAAGTAACCCTTAATCGTGCTATTATCTGTGACAGCAACAGGGGTGTCATCAAGATATATACCTTGTAAAATATTAC